TTTATGTGCTAAAAATGAATGTTTGTGTAAACTTGGAGCCCTATTTAAAAAGACATATTTTTCATCTACAGTATCTTGTAAAGCTTCTTTTGCTCTTATAGATTTATCCATTATTTCTTTTTTCGCTTGAACTAAATTTAATCCTCTAGAAACTAAATTTCTAATTACAAAGGGCTCAAATATTTTCCAAGCCATAGTTTCCGGTAATCCTACTTCATCTAAATGTAAAGTAGGCTCTGTTGTTATCGTGGACCTTCCTGTTAAGTCTTGGCGTCTTTTAACCAATCGGCTTTGATACCAACCATGTTTGGGATCTTCACCTTTTAGTTGCTCAAAAATTCCTTTATATTGACGGGACTTTTGCATAATAGGTTCGTTTAGGCCCATTACAGCACCGGCGGCCTTGTAAAGATCCATCCGTTTATCTTGTTGCCTGCTCTCCGGCAGCTCTTTAGATCTTTCTACTTCTTGATTCAATAAAATAGTATCTTTATATAAATAATTTAATCCACTTGTAATTAAGTCACCACTATCTAAAGGATATATTGGCCTAAATTTAGGAGGCACAATTGGCAAATGCTTTAAAATAAAATTGTCAGAAGACATCCCTGCTTTTACCCAATTATTCAAAAAGCGTATTTTTTTATTATATTTATTCAGTACCCCCTCATCCGTTATTTTTTTAGCGTTTTCTCGGAGTTTTTGAAGTTCTTTCTCTGGGTCTATCTGATCTAATAATTTTTTAATACCGCTGCCGGCTATAAAGCCTTCAGAGGTTTCAAGAATCTCTCCTGTTTTAGATACTGATTTTTTTCCTTGAATAATATCTTCGTATACTGATACAGGTATGTCTAATAATGTTGTAATTGCTTTTTCGAATACAGGATTAGGAATACTTATGGATAAAGTAATATGAGACCATTTTCCTCCTGGAAGACCGTCTGGACCTCTTAGACCTCCTGTAATAATAGGATCAAACAAACCGCCTGCTTCCGGCTTAAGATTTTTAGCAATTAACATACTAGCATTGTTTATTTCTCCGTTAGAAATGGCTTTTATTTCTTTATCTGTCATAGGAGCTAAACGAAGTTCTGAATTCTCTTTTTTAATATTTACTCCCATTCCCTTCATGTAGGCAGTAAATTTCTCCCAAGGCAATCCTTGCTCAGGAGGAATAAAATCGCCTGTAGCCATGTAAGTTCTCCAGAATTCAGGATTTCTAGAGGCTTTATATGTAGCCATTTCATATAAATTTTCTTTACCTCCATGGGCCATTATGGAGTATAAAGTTAGTGGATCTAAACTTTGCGCACTTTTAGCTTCTCCTTGAGAGGGGGTCAACTCTGAAGTATAAGGATTTCCGGGGCCAGTAGATCTGGCCGAGAACTTCTTACGAACCGGATGATCTAATTTTAAAATGTATTTTGGGCCAACTGCTACCAATCCCAAACTTCTATTATTAATAGGATCGAACAATTCTTCTTTTTCTGAGACTTCGTACCTGACTAACGCTCTTTTAACATCTGTGATATTATCTTTTTCTTGAGGCCTAAAATTCTCTACTAAAAACGGTTTTCCTCTTTTTTTAGCAACTTTAGCAGCAGCTAATTCCAGTATCTGAGATGGATTAATTCTACTTGGTAATCCAAGAGGATTTATTAATATATCTACAGGTTCTCCATCAGCTGTATGAGGCATCTCATTATCTGGAATAATTTTTGTTATTATGCCTTTTGCCGCGTGGCGAGAAGATAATTTATCTCCGACTACGGCCGGCTCCTCCGTCTTAATCAAAATATGAAAGAACTTTCCTTCTGTTCCTTCTTCCGGAATAATATCAACAACTTCTCCGTCTATAGATTCTTTCCACTCATAGAATATATTTTGATAAGGTCTAGCCAAACTTTTCTTAAATGATGCTAATAAAACATCTTCCGGGGTTAATATTCTTTTTTTCAATACTACTGCAATCGGATCACCGATTATAAGTTTTTCTCCTTTTTTAATAATACCTCTATTATCTAATTTTTCTAATTGTATTTTAATAAATAATTGTCCATAATATTGTTGCCATAAATTTTTATCAAGAATAGTCTCTTTGTCAACTTCAATAGTGTATTGATATAAATGATTTGAAGTTAATTTTTTAGATGCTTTCTGACTAATAACCAATCCGTCTTCATAATTAAATCCTTTAGCCGGTAAATAAGCCGCTGTTAAATTAATTCCTAAAGCAATATTTCCGTCTTTAGTATAATTACTATCCGCTATAATTTGGCCAGCTTTAACTTTATCTCCTTCTTTAACTAAAGGTTCTGATTGAAGATAAGATTTACTATTTAAAGGAAAATTATTATAAATCTGTTGTTTATGCGCCTCGCCTTTAGAATCTTCAACAGTTATATAGTTATCAGATATCTTTTTTATAGTCCCAGAAATAGGAGTACTGATAGTTTGGCTTATACCACCTAAAAACTCATCCATGGTTAGATCTTCGCCTACCTTAACCTTAACTAACGGGGCCTCTCTATTCTTTAAAGATAGAGCCTGCTCTTGATGTTTAGCCGCCATCATAGCCCTTGCTCCTTGGAGGGAGTTTAAAAATGGCAAACTATTAGTACTAAAATCGAAGAGAAGCAATGAAGATGGTAGAACAGCATCTACTTCTTCTGTTGGAACTGTTAAAACTTTTCCTTTATAAAATACTTTGATCTGTTTCTCTATAGGTAGAAAATTTTCTCCGATCTTTTTATATTGATCAGGAAAAGCTATTTTTAAATTATAAGCGTCTATAGGATTTAGATCTTTAGGCTTATGTGTCTTCAAGTCTAAGACTTGAGTTATCATATTTTCACCTAATTTTCTAACACCTAAAGCTATATGCCCCGAGACTCCTATCTGCTCACCTTCTGGGGTATGTATAGGATCCACGAAGCCGAATTGAGTAGGCGTGATATTTCTAGTATTTATAGTCACTGCACGTTTATCTAAAATACCTCCTTCACCGAAAATAGATGTTTTTCCGAAATTAGATAACATTTCTATTGGGTTTATCTGTTCCGGAGTATGAGCTAAAGTGCTTTGATTAAAAAGGCTCTTTATTATTTTTTCTATCTTTATTGGATTTATTACTTGTCGCAAATCTCTAGTAGAATTGAGCTTATTACTAATATAAGTAGAAAATAAATTTGCATTTTTTGTAATTCGCTGCTCTAATAGATCATCAGGAGTGAAAAGTCTTTTAAATCTTATTTCATCTCTATCATCTGAAGCAACTTTTCCTTTATTAACGTCTATTAGTTTCTTAGCAGTTGTTAATAAAACCTCTGAATCGATGTTTTTATAAGCCTTTCCCAAAGTGATTTCAGTAGTTGCTGGATCTAATCCGGTAGTCTTAAAATAATTCTGTAAATTTTTTTCTGCTTCATTCAAATCTTCTGGTGCTTCTTTTCTCAATAATAATTTATGTAACCTATTAACTTCATATCCATATTTAATATTTTGAGTATTAGCAGAAAAAACCTCATCTCCTAATGTTTCTTTAATTTGCGTATCATGTGCTCCGAGGACTTTTAAAATCGGATATAGATTAGTGTTTGTAGTTCCAAATTCCACATTATATTTGAGTTTTTCTGGATCTAGAGTAATTTTAAAATTTAATCCTCTAGATAGGTTAAAAACAGATTCTATTTCACCGTTGTTTTTAACTCTGGTATATACTCCTGGGCGCAGACGTAATTGGTTCATTATTTGAAATTCTTTGCCATCTACAATATAGCTCATTCGGGGAGTTAAAACAGGCAGATCAAATAATTTAAATTTTTTTGTCTTTAAAACATTTCCTTGCTTATCTAATAAAGAACCTTTCCAGACAACAGGTACTCCCCAGGTCGCTCCAGAATATTTAGCTTCCTTTTGACTAATAAAATCTGATTGATCTATGTTTGCGTCAATAATTATTTCGTCAGTGCGAATATCATATTCTTTATTTCCTCCCTTCAGAACATTTTGCAGTCCTGAAGAAAGTATTTGTCGCATTCTTATAAACTGGTCGTTTATATTTAAACTATCAAGTGGCATTTATTCTAGGATCTTTCCAATTAAGTGCTGTAGACCAAGTTAATAAAACTAAACATTTATTATCAATAGTCCAGTGAGGATCTGACGCTGAGACATTTTTTATATTACTATTGAGTATCTTATTAAATAATTCTTTTTCTCCCACCAGATCAAATACTTGCGCATGATGTGTTATTGTTTCTTTTGGTTTAGAATTTTCATATGTTCTATTTGGTTTTTTAAAATCATATTTTTCTCTGATATCTGGGGGAAGAGTTAATTTATTTAATTCATCATTAATTGTTTGTGAAGCCTGATTTATGAGATCTTCCGGAAAAGCATCTAATTTTTTCCCCTCCGGTAATTGAGATAAAATAATATTTTCTAAATTCTCTGCTTCTATTATGATATCTTTTATATCTTCTGCATCACTCATCATACTATACCGGGGCTACGTCTAGGAGGCTTCTGCTCCGGAAGAGGTCTCATATCCACACTTTGTACATTTTGTAATCTATTCATAATATCATAATAAGTTTCCATACCTAAAGACGTTTTTAATTGTTCTAATAATTGATTCCTCATCATTGGATCCGGAATAGACGCAATTTGCTGTGCCCAAGCATCCATAGTCTTATTAAAATCTACGGGCCAGACAGTTTGAGAAGCTCCATTTTCTATTTGAGGATTTATTTGCCCATTTTGTACCTCGTTTTGAGCTTCTCCATACAAGTTTTTCATTAGGTTCATAGGAAGTTGAATTCCTCCCTGATTCAAAATATTAGTCATAGCCTGTCTAACTTGAATTGGATCTTTGCCTTCGCTTATTAAATCTTTAGCGGCCTGGCTCATCAATTGCTGCTGCGTTAATTGTATTTTTATCGCATAAGAGGCCATTACTAATTGCTGTTCTCCCTGAACTTTAGCCGCATCTTTTCCAGCATCGATCTGCATCTCTGCAAATACCTGAGATTCGCCTTTAATCTTCTTTAGTTCTTCTTTTAGAGAAATACCCATTTCTGTAAACAAGGTCTCAAAACTCAATTTATTCTGAGAAGCTAAGTTGATCATTATTTGTTTGCGTTGAATATCATCAGCCATCCGAAGATCAGAGAACTTTAATTTAATTTTAGGTAGTTCTAATCTTTGAGCTATTTTAGGAATAATAAAACTATTGATAAATTGTAATATTAGTCCTCTGTACATTGAAAAATGTACTTCAAGCAATCTCATAGTTAGGGATGTTCCGGAATAAGTCAACCCTCCTTTAACAAACTCTCTAGGGGTTAATAAACCGGCCATTACGTCATCCATGATTTGTTCCAATTCAGGAACAATACTCATTTGCAGGCCCTGACCTCCTATATGCTGGAATCCTAGAGGTAGAGGCATAACTGGAATATAAGCAGGATCTTGTCTCCATTTTGTAATTTCTTGCTGAACTCTAGCAACCCAGTCTTCCAAGTTAATGTGTGTAAAGGGATTTAGTTGTCCATTTCCAGCTTGGGGAAAAACAACCCAAAGGGGTATAACAAATTGATGGGCAATTACTTCTCGGCTTTTTAAAAAGATTTGAGCTATATATAGATATTTCAAAGCAGATACAATAGGAGGTGTCCCCCAGGCTATATTTTGTCCGGCTAAAGACGGCCTTCTAAAATGAAATAATTGATCTTGTTTAAATATAACTTGTCTCTGTTCTTTTATAGCGTCTATGAAATATGTTGGTAAGTAGTCTAATAGATATTTAGGTTCTCCAGATAAAACAGCCTTTTTTATGTTGGAGGGGATATTATATTTATAAATTCTAATTCCTCTAATAGGATCGTAATCTATGTCTATGTGCAAAGGATCCCAATATTTTATAGATATCCCTCCTCGTTTTTTGATGGGAATATCTAGCGGATCCATTATTCCATCAAAAGAACATTCCGGATTTTTACACTTATAATGATATCTATAATTTTTAAATTTATATTTGGCCTCTTCGATAGTGTGTTTATTATTACATTTTGGACAAACCAAAAACCTCTGTTCAGGCAAGTAAACAGATAAAAAAACATTGCCCATAGACCAATAATTTTTTCCTATTTGTAATAACTCAGATTTGAGGTTTATTTCCTCTTCTAAGATAGAAGACCATTGATTTTTCTCATCCATATTTTCAGTTGAATAAATGAAATCTGTGATAGGAAATTCAGATTTCTTTTCTACGGCGGCAGATACAATAGGATTAGTAGTTGCATACATTTGACATATGCGAATCAAACCTTTAATATTTGATGGCATGTATGTACTGGCTATATCTAGGAACGGAGATGGATACGTAGCTCCTTCCGGTCTTACTTGAGATCTTCCGCTAGCACCAGGAGAAGGGAAAGAATCTGAACTTACAGACTCAAAACCAGCTGGAGTTATAAGAACCATAATTGAATCCTATACGTGTGTAGGCAGCATTGTATCTAAAGAATTTAGAATATATTCGAATATTTCTCAGTTCAGCATTTTTCGGTTCCAAATAGCAATCCCACATACGACCATATTTACGCGAATATCAGCATGGCAAATAGCCAGTCTACATGAATTCAAATCATTATTTGTCTCTGCACTTCAATGTTGAATGTTGCGTTAAG